AAAGGCGACAGGCTTGCCATCGCCGCAGGCATGATGCCCACCGAGTACCGGCAACTGTGCCAGTTTGACCCCATCGTGGAGTACGCTGAACTCAAAGCCAGAACCGAGTCGGAGATGGCAATGAGCCAAGTGCTACACGACGCAGCAGCGCAAGGCGACATTAAAGCGGCCACCACCATCTTGCAGAACCAGCACGACTGGGTAGCCAAACAGCAGATCAACGTCGAGATCGACCAGCGCATCTCCATCAGCCAAGCGCTCGAGATGGCGCAGCAGCGCACAGCCAAGGTCATCGAGATGGACGCCCAAGACGCCGAGTACACTGAAGTTAAACAGACCAAAGAAAAGCAAAAAGCCGCCTAATGCAAGAACCCCGCTACTCAGCCCAAGACGAGATGGAACTCATGGCGCGGCTGTGGGCGCCAACCATCAAAGACAACCCGCTGGCGTTCGTGATGTTTGCGTTCCCGTGGGGCGAACCTGGCACACCGCTAGAACACTTCACTGGGCCACGCAAGTGGCAACGCCAGGTTTTGCAAGACTTGGCAGACCACATCAAAAAGAACGACGGGCAGATTGACTACGACGTACTGCGCCTAGCGATTGCATCAGGCCGCGGTATTGGCAAGTCGGCCTTGGTGAGTTGGCTAGTCCTATGGATGATGACCACCCGCATTGGGTCAACGGTCATCGTGAGCGCTAACTCGGAATCACAGCTACGTTCCGTAACATGGGCCGAGATTACCAAGTGGTCGTCCATGTCCATCAACACCTACTGGTGGGAGATCAGCGCTACCCGCGTGATGCCTGCCAAATGGCTGACTGAGCTAGTTGAGCGTGACCTCAAGAAAGGCACCCGCTACTGGAACCTCGAAGGACGGCTATGGTCGGCTGAGAATCCCGACGCTTTTGCGGGTGTGCATAACTACGACGGGGTAATGGTCGTGTTTGACGAGGCCAGCGGTATTGACGACTCCATCTGGGCGGTGACTAGCGGCTTCTTTACAGAGAACACACCGAACCGCTTTTGGTGCTGCTTTAGTAACCCACGGCGTAATACCGGCTATTTCTACGAGGCGATCGAGGGTAGCAAGCGTGACTTTTGGCAATCAAGGCAGGTGGACGCTAGGGACGTGGAAGGCACCGACAAGAACGTCTACAACCAGATCATTGAAGAATACGGCGCGGATTCCTACCAGGCGCACGTCGAGGTCTACGGTTCGTTTCCATCGGAAGGCGACGATCAGTTTATCCCGTCAACGTTGGTGGACGAAGCCATGCGGCGGGAAAAGCACAAAGACGACACCGCGCCCTTGGTGGTGGGCGTGGATCCAGCACGGTTTGGCTCGGACTCGACAGTTATTGCAGTGCGGCAAGGGCGGGACATTGTGGAGATCCGCCGGTTTAAGGGCGACGACACGATGGTCGTGGTCGGCCACGTGATCGAAGCAATCGAGCAGTACCAGCCAGCGGTCGTTGCCATCGACGAGGGTGGGCTAGGCGCAGGGGTAGTGGATCGCTTGAAAGAGCAGCGCTACAAGATCAGGGGCGTGAACTTTGCGAACAAGAGCAAGAACCCCATGATGTATGGCAACCTGCGGGCGCAGATTTGGGGGCAGATGAAGGATTGGCTCAAGACGGCCAGCATCCCAAACGAAAAAATGCTCAAGACCGACCTGATCTCACCCATGATGAAGCCCGACAGCAAGGGGGCGATCTACTTGGAAGGCAAGAAAGAGATGAAGGCGCGGGGCTTGGCATCACCCGACAGTGCAGACGCTATTGCTTTGACGTTTGCATTTCCTGTTGCACACCGCGAATATAAGGGTACAATTCGGAAATCATCGTATTCAAGTCAGGGCGCAGCCCTAAACTCATGGATGGGAAGCTAATGGCGACCAAGAAACACGACAAACCGATCCCGCGCACCACCACTGGTAAGGGCGCAAACTACAAGCTCACCGAAAAAGGTGCGGGGATGACTGCCAAAGGAAGGGCTGAGTACAATGCAAAAAATAACGCAAATCTTAAACCGCCTGCTCCAAATCCTAAGAGTAAGGCTGATGCTGGTCGAAAAGCCAGCTTCTGCGCCAGAATGTCCGGCGTCGTCGCCCACGCCAAAGGCGACGCCCCGCGTGCGAAAGCCGCGCTCAAAAGTTGGAACTGTGGTAAAAAATAAGGAGAAAACTGTGGCTACTAAACCTGGATTGTATGCAAATATTCACGCTAAACAAAAGCGCATTGCGGCTGGTAGTGGTGAGAGGATGCGTAAAGTTGGCGCTAAGGGCGCGCCTACTGCGAAGGACTTTAAAGAATCAGCTAAAACGGCTAAACCAGCTAAAAAGGGGAAATGATGCCACTCAAGAAAAGCGCAAGCAAAGAGGCGTTCCGTCAGAACATCAAGGCTGAGGTCAAAAGTGGCAAGCCCGTCAAGCAGGCAGTAGCTATTGCGTATGCAACCAAACGTGCTGCGGCTAAACCTAAAATGAAAAAATGAGCTTACAACCTTTATCTAACTGTGTTCTAATCAGGCAAGACATTGAAAAATTATCTGATCTGATTGTTTTACCCCAAAATAAATTATTTAGCGGTATCATTGTGGCAGCGGGAGAAGGCAAAAAAAGTCCGAAAGGGCATATTGAGCCTATGAACGTCAACGTCGGCGACCGTGTGCTATTCGGTGAGTATTCCGGGCAAAAAGTTACGGTCGATGGCGAAGAATTGCTAATGATGCGCGAGCCAGACGTGATTGGAATATTACATGAATGACCCAACAGGCATGAACAAGGTAGGTCAAGTAGCCAACGTAGGTAGTAACCCTACTGGCCCAGATGACCACCGCGATAAACTGGCTGAGATGCGTCATCGGTACACGATGGCGATTGCGGCGTACAGCGACAGTCGTGAAGATGAGTTAGATGACCTGCGCTTTATGGCGGGTAGCCCTGACAATCAGTGGCAATGGCCTGCCGACGTACTACAAACGCGCGGTTCGGTGCAGGGTCAAACGATCAATGCCCGTCCTTGCCTTACAATTAACAAATTACCGCAACACGTTCGGATGGTTACGAACGAACAACGTCAGAACCGCCCATCCGGCAAGGTCATCCCTGCGGATGACAAGGCTGACGTGCAGGTCGCTGAGATCTACGACGGCATGGTTCGTCACATTGAGTATTTGTCAGATGCCGATGTAGCGTACGACACCGCCTGCGAGAACCAGGTCACATACGGCGAAGGGTACATCCGCGTCTTGACCGAGTATTGCAACGACAACAGCTTCGACCAAGACCTTAAGATCGGACGCGTACGCAACAGTTTCAGCGTTTACATGGATCCGATGTCGCAAGACCCTACGGGCGCAGACGCCTGCTGGTGTTTTATCACCGAAGATTTGACCAAAGAAGAATACGAGCGTGAATTTCCTGATGCCGCGCCCGTTAGCTCTATTTTGGCAAGCGGTGTAGGCGATCAGTACCTTAGCCAATGGTTAGATGAGAACACCATCCGTATTGCCGAGTATTTTTACTACAGATACAAAGACGCAACCCTGAATTTGTACCCTGGCAACGTCAGTTTGTTTGATGGATCGCCTGAAGATAAAGAAATGAAGATGATGGGCTTAAAACCCATCAAAAGCCGCCCAGTACAGCGCAAAACCGTGATGTGGATGAAAACAAACGGCTATGAAGTGCTTGAAGAACGTGAGTGGGCAGGCAAATGGATCCCTGTTGTACGCGTAATTGGCAATGAATTTGAGGTAGAAGGCCAGATTTACATCTCCGGCTTGGTACGTAATGCTAAAGATGCCCAGCGGATGTACAACTACTGGACTAGCCAAGAGGCAGAGATGCTTGCCTTGGCACCAAAAGCACCATTTATCGGCTACGGCGGTCAGTTTGAGGGTTACGAGCAGCAATGGAAGACCGCAAACACGACCAATTGGCCGTATTTAGAGGTAAACCCCGACGTGACCGATGGCATGGGCGCTGTTTTGCCTTTGCCACAGCGCGCCCCACCCCCATTACCCCAAACTGGCTTAATTCAAGCCAAGATGGGTGCAAGCGATGACATCAAGTCCACCACTGGACAGTACGACTCGAGCTTAGGAGCCACAAGTAACGAACGCTCAGGTCGGGCTATTCTGGCACGGGAAAAACAAGGCGACACAGGCACGTATCACTATGTTGACAACTTGTCCCGTGCAATTCGTCACATTACCCGTCAGTTAGTTGACATGATCCCCAAGATTTACGACACCGAGCGTATTGCTCGCATCGTAGGGCTTGATGGTGAAGTCGAGATGGTTAAGATTAACCCTGAGCAGCCCGAGCCAGTCAAAGAAATCCGCGACGAAACAGGGCTGTTGATTGAAAAGATCTACAACCCAGGCGTAGGTACTTACGACGTGGTGGTTACGACTGGCCCAAGCTACATGACTAAGCGTCAAGAGTCGTTAGATGCTATGAGTCAGCTATTGCAGGGTAATCCTCAGCTTTGGGCAGTGGCAGGTGATCTGTTTGTTAAGAACATGGATTGGCCTGGCGCTCAAGAGATGGCTGCACGGTTTGCCAAGACAATTGATCCTAAACTAATGAGCGACGACGACAAGTCACCTGAGTTGCAAGCCGCAGAGCAACAAATACAGATGATGGGTCAGGAAATGGAAGGTATGCACACCATGTTGCAAAACGTCCAAAAGTCGATGGAAGCACAAGATCTTGATCGTAAAAACTTTGAAGCTGAGATTAAGGCTTACCAGGCTGAAACCCAGCGGATTAGCGCTGTTTCCGCAGGCATGACCCAAGAGCAGATTCAAGACATTGTAATGGGTACCATTGCAGCCGCTTTGGATACAGGCGATTTGGTTGGTAACGAATTACAACGTCAACCAATGGAGATGCCTGAAGAAATGGCAATGGAGATGCCTCAAGAAATGCCAATGGAAGGTCAAATACCGCCTGAAGGGATGATGCCACAATGAGCTGCGAAAAATTTATAGGAATGTTGTTTTTGGCACGGGATGTTACTCATTCGGCGCATCTTAACACCCGTAGTTACTCCAAGCACAAAGCGTTACAAAAATTTTACGAGAATATTATTGACCGGGCAGACGCGTTCGCCGAGGCGTACCAGGGACGAAAAGGTTTGATTGGCCCGATTGCATTAGCGTCAGCCAAAAAGACCAATAACGTCCTTGAGTTTTTAGAAGATCAGCTTGCCGAGCTTGAAACTATGCGATATGAAGTGTGTAGCAAAGATGACGCTCCGTTACAAAACTTAATTGATGGAATTATTGATTTGTATTTAACAACGCTCTATAAATTACGGTTTCTAGCATAATGCCAATAACTGTCAACCATTCAACGCCTGCCGACGGTACTTTTAGTGCTACGGGCGCAGCGGCTTGGGATGCTAACCACACATTAAGTGGTTTGGGGACAATGGCAGAGCAAAATGCCAATAACGTCAATATTACTGGCGGTTCAATTACAGGCGTAAGTGGATTAGGAACAGTCACTAGCATTACGGCTGGCACAGGACTTACTGGCGGCACAATTACTAGTTCAGGAACAATAGCTATTGATTCTACTGTTGCTACGCTAACAGGAACACAAACCTTAACTAATAAACGAGTAACTAACCGCATCGGTTCTAATGGTGGAACAACAAGTGGAAATATTACACCTACTAGCGATACTGCTGACCAATATAATATTACTGGTCTTACTGGTACATCTGCTATTCAAATTCCTTCAGGAACACCTACAGACGCACAAAGACTATCCATCCGAATCAAAGACAACGGAACAAACAGAACATTAAGCTGGGTAACAACGGCTGGCGGTTACAGGGTTATTGGTACTACATTGCCATTAACAACAACTGCCAATAAAACAATTTATGTAGGTTGTGTGTATAACAATGCTGACTCCTTTTGGGATGTCGTAGCAGTAGCAAGCGAGGTATAAGATGGCTAATTGTGCAGTTATTGATTCTAACAATGTAGTAGTCAATATTATTGTTGCCGAACTAACCGACCCACCACCTGAAGGTTGCACTTTGGTGGAAATTCCGTTTTGTGATATTGGTTACACATGGGATGGTGTACGATTTAACCCACCACAGGCTGACTAATGGCTAATAGGTATTGGGTAGGTGGTACAGGAACTTGGGATGCTACCGCTGGTTCTAAATGGGCTTTAACTTCAGGCGGTGCTGGTGGTCAAGCCGTACCTACTTCTGCCGATGATGTTTTCTTTGATGCCAACTCTGGTGCAAATACTGTAACCATTGGTTCAGGTACTTCTGTTTGCAGAATTTTAACCATGACAGGGTTCACAGGAACTCTTGCGTTTGGAACAAATAGTATTGATATTGCTGGTAATGGTGGTCTTGGTGTGTTTACAGGGGCAACCACTTATTCTGTAACAGGAACACCAGTAATCAACCTTACGTATTCTGGCTCAACTGCAACCAGTATTGGTCCAGCGGCAGTAACAGAGGCTAATGCTATTAGTTTTAATATTACCGCAGGAACTTATGCGATTAACATAAACACTAATGGGGTTGTTAAAAATTTAAACTTTACTGGGTTTTCGGGAACTTGGACTGCCACTACAGCTAATACAATTTATGGAAATTTAACCCTTAGTTCAACTCAAGGGACATTTTCATCTGGTGGTACTAAAACCTTTGGTGCAACATCAGGCACACAATTAATTACTAGCAATAACAAAACACTAGATTTTCCAATTACTATTAATGCAGTAGGGGCTACAGTTCGCTTAGTTGATGCACTAACAATGGGCGCAACAAGAACTTTAAACTTAACTGCTGGCACATTTGACGCTAGTAATCAAAACGTAACTGTTGGATTATTTAACAGTTCAAACTCAAACACTAGAACACTTACAATGGGTTCAGGTACTTGGACATTAAGTGGAACTGGAACTGTCTGGACTACATCAACAACAACAAATTTAACATTTAATGCTAATACAGCTAATATTGTTTTAAGCAATAATTCTACAAACACAAGAACATTTACTGGCGGGCAAAACGTAAATTATAGTGGCACTACTATTACAATCGGTGGAAATACATCAACATCAACAACAGTATTTAGCAGTCCTGGAACCATTTATGGAACAATAGCAAGCACAAAAACAGTTGCTCATACAATTACTTTTGGTAACACCTTAGCAGTAACAGTAGCAAATTGGACTGTAACTGGAACTGCTGGAAACGTAGTAACTGTAAATTCAGATGGTGTGGGTTCACAAAGAACGCTAACCTACACAGGTAGCGGAGTATCTATGGACTATATGTCCATTACAAATATTAACTTTTCCTACACTTTAGGTGCTTCAAACCCTTACCTTGTTTATGCTGGTGCAAACTCTACTAATGGCGGTAATAACAACGGCATATTGTTTCAACCTACTACAGTTAAAGCCTACCGATTAACTACAGGCACTTCTTTTACAACCCCTGCTGATTGGAATAATTCTAATAACACTATTCACATGATTGGTGCTGGTGGTGGTGGAGCAACTTCAGCAGTATCAGGCAATAACCGAGCCGCTGGTGGCGGTGGGGGCGGTGGTGGATATACAGTTTTAACCAATCAATCATTAAGTGGTGCAATCCCTTACACAATCGGCACGTCTGCTGGTAACGCCAATGGTGGCTCTACAACATTTAACACTACTAATACTGCTGGTGGTGGCTCAAAAGGCAATGCTACTACTGCTCCTACTTCGTCAGGTGGTGCTGGTGGTACAGGAACATACGCTGGTGGCACGGGTGGTGTTGGTGGGTTTGGAACAGCCGCTTCTACAGGCTATGGCTCAGGCGGTGGCGGTGGTGCTGGTGGCCCTAACGGAATAGGTGGTATTGGTGGTAATGGAATTGGCGGTTTAGCTGGAACAATTACTGGCGGTGGCGGTGGTGGTAATGGTGGAGGAACTAACGGCACAAATGGAACATCATCTGTAGGCGGTAACGGTGGTAATAACTTTGGTGGCACAGGCGGTGCAACTGGCGGTGCAGGTACTGGAGCAAACGGAACTGTTGGTGGTGGTGGTGCTGGCGGTGGTTCGGGAAGTTCTGGTGGACAAGGTGGTGCAGGGATAGATATTGCTAATACGATTGGTGGGGGTGGTGGTAAAGGCGGTCAAGGCGGTTTAGCTAGTTCGGTAACAACAAATACTGGTATATATGGTGGTGGCGGTGCTGGTGGTGGTGTTCAGACGGGCGGTACTTTTGGAACTGGCGGTGCTGGCTCACAAGGCGTTATCTTTATTGTCTATACGCCAAGCGGTGCGCCAGTAGCTAACAGTAACTTTTTCTTGATGTTTGGATAAAAATTGCTATGGGTAACTTTTTTAACGGAAAATTCTTTGCAGGCGGATTTTTTGGGGGTATTATTGAGGCTGCTGAACAACTTTATGTAAAACTCCGG